CCCGCTCTGTCCGTGGGTTGCAATTGCACGCCCCCCGAATGCGGGAAATGTGATTTTCCGCCCGATTCCCACCGTAGGGCGAACCGACCGAAGTCTTTATCCCACCTGATACGAAAAAGGCCCGTAGCTGAGTGCTACGAGCCTTGGAGTGCAGATGTAATCCAACCTATCCTTTGGGTGTCATTGATGCGGATCCAGATGGTTTGTTAATCATCTTTAGGAATGCTTTCCTACATAACAGATACTTGAATGCGTCCGTGAAGTTTGTGGATTCCTTTGCCAATCGATGGACTGGCAGTCCGTCCACCTTCTTTTGTTTTACCACCATGCCAGCCATACGGCTACCGCTTGACATCTTGGCTGCTGTCTTCTCCAGCTGTGCCTTCAGGTTAGGGCAGTTGGTCCGATCGATCAACAGCTTTGGTAGCGTCTTGTTATTACCGCTCATGAGTTCCATCATGAAGCTATACTCAGCATTGCTGCCAATGTTCCCTTGGCCAACACTCATCAACTGTACTGCCCATCCGGTTCTCTTGCCATTGATATCAACCTCAATAGCCTTCTTGATCTGTGTGGCCACATCCTGCCCAATCTTGGCATAGTTGTTTGCTGCCCTGTCATAGTACAACTTCAGGTTCTTACGGCGATGCCCGGCAAAGTAACGGATGAACTCATCTGCCATCTCCCTGATGTAGGATGGTGGTAGTGTGTACAGTTCCTTCATCACACGATAGGTACTGCCCTTCTGCTGACCAAAGATCATCCATAAGGTATTGCCTATGTCTAGTCCTCCCTCAATGGGTGCATTGGTGTCCAGGTGTCTGAGAGCCCTGCAATCCGGATCGGATCCAAACGGTAGGGTCTCGATATATTCATTGTTATTCCCATCTGAATAGAAATGTCTTTCAGCCAGGTTTGAGTAGAACCGCGATGCTGCAGATAGTTTGGGTATTATGGATAGGATGTTAGTCATCACTCCCTCCAGTCCGACGGCAAACTCTTCATCGAACCAATCAAGCCCCAGAATATCCACATTGACGAATGAGGATGCGATCAGGAAGAGCGATGTTCTCTTCCGGCATTTGTTCCAGCGTTCCTCCCAACGCTCCATATTACGTTTAGCCAGGGCAATCCTCTTTTGATTCTTACCATCCAAAGTGACAGCATATTCCTTTTTCGTTTCATTGTAGGTGAATCCCACCTGAAGCAGATCTATGATCTTCTGTTTGTCGTTTTTCTTGACCATTTTCAGGATCCAGTCATATTCCCCGATCCGGTTCGGATCCGGCATATCGGTGGTAAAGGTCTGAGACCGGTAAAACGGAGATTCCCCATATTTGGCACGATAACCACGAACCGCCTTCAAAAGGTTGGCGATCCTCACTTCAGGAAAATATTTTACTTCATCACCGAACACACCAACATAAGAACGGCCGGCGCCGATGGCCGGTCTATCCAATGAAATGAATGTAATGTTGAAGCCATTGAAAAACGTCATGGTATTCTTCCAGGACGACATGATGTTATACATCTGTGAACGCCACTCTGCCGGAGGTTCATTGTTGATCACATAATGAACACCCTCTTCCCAGCCATGCAGCCTTAGACCTTCCTGAAGGGATGGAATGACGTTCTTATGCAAATTGGCATACGTGTCTGAAACAAACGCGAACGGAGCTCCTGGAAGGTCGTAAACAGCCTCCTGAAGGCGTTGGACCACAAAGTCCGTCGTCTTTGAGGCAGCACGTCCAAGGATGCCATAGAAATCCCGTGGCATCATGATGCTGCACACCTGAGCCAACCAATTGGAATAACGTACCTCTACGTCAGGCCTGCTCAGATCCAATCTTGCTTTCCTGGTCATCGAGTATTTCTAAGAAGTTCACTTCCTCAACGCCTGACTCCTGGCGGAACCGGCGCTTTTCTGCCTCAGGCACATCCAGGGCATCAATTCGTTCAGCCAGGTCGTTGCGATCTGCCGGCATCAGACTTATTTTTCGGGCATCAATGGAATAGATCTTGATGGGTTTGTTGTATAACCCCTCAGGGATGCGCGGAGGCTCAGGAGTATCCAACCCTTTGATTTTGTAAGCACGCGATAACATGTCGCTGTAAACCTCAAAATCACGGCTGCAATCCGCTGTCTGGGCAATGACTGCAGCTGCTGACATCAACTGCTCGAACAGCATGTTCCGCTGAGCCTGCTTGTCTATCCCATCATCCATGTAGAACAGGTTGATGGCTTCATCAAACATCTGCCTGGATCTGCGATAGGAAATGTCATACGGAGGGCGCTGAATGAACGCAATGGCGTTTTCCTTGCCATATTTCCTACGAAGCGAGTTCAGTAGGTACAAGATGTCCATATAACGCTGTTCCTCGTCTGAGAGTATGTATGTCGATCCTGACTGGATATAATCCTGCAGTTTGTCAAAATGCGATTTCTTGAAATTAAATCCCTCCATACATGATCTCTTCTACAGCGTTTCTAAATTTCATTGTTTTACGAAGTTTATCCAGGCGTTGAGCCTGTGATGCATTCTGATCAGCGTCCTCCAGCATGGCCATGCCAGATTTTGCATCATGGTAAAGTATCCCACGGTCATAGTGGTACCGGAGCTTGCTATCCTCCAGCATGAAGTAATACATGAACTCTATTTTGGGAACATCAAAGAACATGGCAATCTTTTCAGTGGTATATCCGACGGCGGCCAGTTTTTCCAACTCGTCAAAGTTTATCTTGCTGAGCCATTCCGGAGGCTTGACATCATCCCACCTGGCAACTCTCAAGGTTATATCTGAACTCATAGACTTTTTCTGATTTACAAAATATGTATTGTTCTTTCATCGCGTTCTCTCCATAGTTCCCGGAACCCTCGACCACAAACTGGCCAGCTGGAGTCTTGAGGCAGGAAACCTTCCGGTGCGTCCATTCATAGCGGACGGATATCCGTCCAGCCCTGGACAACTGTTCCAACCGGTCATAAATGCGTGGCATCCTAAATTTGATGCTTTCCGAAATCTCAATCTCAACTGAGCCGATGAGTCCAGCTTCCTTCCACCGCACCAGGGAACTGATGATCCTGTCGTTGATGGAGTAAGTAGCGATGAATAGATGATCCACTCTTCCGGCATGCCGTATGAGGTAGACAATGAATGTGAAGGCGTTGAAACTCTTCGTAGTCTCAATAAAGAAGACCTCTTCTTCTCCTGGTAACCGGCCACATAAATCCTTAAGATTCCGTATCCGGAAAAAGTGCAGCCTTTCAAACCTGGCTGAATACAATCTGGCGTTGTTGCGTTCCTTTTGGATATCATCAATTGAAAAATATTTGTTCATCCAAGCAATCTTCCCACTTCGGACAGTTCCGCCTTCTTTTCCTCCAGCCGGCGCCGGCGTTCCGCCTCCAGATGTGGTTTGTCTTTCTTCTCCATTTCCGATTCGATTCTCCAGATATTATGCTCGAGCTGCAGCTGCTTTATGACCAGGTCTTTTATTCCCAATTTTCGCAGATCCTTCATTTTGTTGAAGTGCTTGAATATCGGATGTTTACCTAGTACCGTCTTGTGCTTTTTGTAGTAATCCAGTTCGGCATAGATGGAACGATTCTCCAGGTAGTTCTCAATGATCGCACCGGATGTTTGTGCACACTCCTGGGCGGAAGTACAGTTGAAGAGATGTGCATGCAATTCCCGGTACCGGTAGAACGATGAAAATTTATCCGTCACCAGGGCACGCAGCTCCATGGGGCAGCTTGGTTCGTTCAGAAATGGGAATTCATCCCTGAAATTAGGGTATTTCTTTTGAGTGGAATTTGCATTTTGCGCCAATTTAATTGCACCAGGTGCAACTTTATTGATATCTGATGCATCGATATCGGCCAGAATTGATAATTCCCTGATGACCAAACTACGGCTGTTGGCCGGACTCGCTTTCACGAGGCGGACCAACAGCTTGTTTTTGGAGTATTGTTCGAGCAGCTCGACACCACGGTCTAGGTTGCAACCCGAAGCCAACCATTCAAGGATTTCACCTTTCACTTTTCGAATCTTGATTTTTCAGAGAATTGCTTGTCAAGCCAACTCATGAGGAGCTTGCTGAAGCCGGCTTCTGAATGATTCAGGAAGTGTTTCTTACCGATCAGGCGGCGGAAGGTTTGTTTTTTATCTTCCGTAGCCAGAGAGGATATGACACGCAGCATCCATTTGTCCGAGCTCCAGTCAAGCTTTTCAGTTTCAGTTTCTGGATCGACATGAAAGTTGAAGTACATGGAAGACATCAACAGCCCCTGGGAAAGCATTTCAGGAAATGCCTCAATCACCTCCATCATCTTTCCCTTTTCAAAGAAAAATGGCAGATGAGTGTCGAAATTTCGGATTGGAAGTTGTTTGCTTAACAGCCGGTCGATGGTACGTGCACGATTGGCATTGTACAAGGTTTGATTGTTCGATTCATTCTTCAGCAGCCCGGATATTTTCAACACCTGAATGTCTTCGACGGATGTCTGGGAAACGAAATAGATATCATCGTTCGACCAGATAAAGTCCTCACAGACATTTTCGTTGATCAGGACCATCAACAGTTTGTTCAGTACATCAGCCTGGGGATTTGAACTGATGCATTCATGTTCGATGAACAGGATATCATCACTGAACCAATCTTCCTTGTCACCAATTACCACCAGCTGGTAATCGACTTCTTTGAAATTCTTGGCGATGGAACGGATGGCATACAACAATTCGGATCCTTGGGCTTTCGATTTGAGGTAAGGGATGACAATGGCCACCTTTTTTTTGTTCACTTCGTATAGTTGCTCTTCCTGATCATCTTCTGCAGGCGCTTTATTTTCATCCTGAGAAGCATCCGTCGATTCAGGTGCATCGCTTTCTTCTGCAGGAATTTCTTCAGCTGCAGGTGCTTTATTTTCATCCTGAGAAGCATCCGTCGATTCAGGTGCATCGCTTTCTTCTGCAGGAATTTCTTCAGCTGCAGGTGCTTCCTCTTCAATTGGAGCATTTTCCGCGGCGGGTGTTTCCTCCGGCGGTGTTTCATTCGCATTCAAACCGATATTTTCAGCCGGTTCAATAGGTTTTTCGTCTTTTTTCTTTGCCATAACATGTGTTTTTAAGTGTAAAAATCGATGATGCAATTTGCAATTGCAAAAACATTAGGGAAAGGACAAAAGAGCCTGACCGAGATTCGGCCAGGCTCTTAAATTCAGCCATTCGGCTGCTATTTTAAACGAGGTTTTTAGATTCCTCCACCGGTAGATCCGGAAGGCAAACCAAGCAAGGCGTTCACTTCTGCACTGTCCGTTTCCGGGATCAAGGCTTTAGCGATTCTACCAAGCACGGAGCCAGCGAAATCCTGAGCCATGGTAACAGTATGCTTGTTGGCATCCTTGTTGTCCTGGCTGTTGTCCTGGGTGATGGAAAGGGGATTTCCGGGATAACCGGCAATCTTGCAATCGATACCGTCAAGGCAAGACACCTGGATAACACCCAACTCTTCGTTGATGTTGTTTTCCATGAACGTGTCAAAAGCCACGCTGTCGCCAGGATGTTCGAAATCGGCATGATGAATGAAACCACGGGCATCCTTTTCTCCGGCGCTCTGGTGGTAAACATTCTGTGTCGTATTGGTAGCATAAATGCCGATCGGTTTCTTACCAGGCAAGAATTCAAAGCCGGTAACACTGGGAGTTCCTTCAGTTCTGGTGAAGGTGAGCAAGTCTTTCATCAGGAAGACCAACAGGAAAGCTTTTTTTCCTGTTGGACGACCTGCATTTGCGGAGGACTTGGGTACTGATACGGGGGAGTAGGGAGGCATATTTCCTTTTTTTAGAGGTTAATGATTTGGATTAAAGACCACCACCAACAGAACCGGAACCCGTAGGAGGAATGTAGGCGAAGATGGCTTCTTCCATGGCAAAACCGGTACCCTTGTGGAACTCCATGAAAACCTTCACGTCGTAGTTCTGAACCTGCATGAAGATTTTTGCGTCGTTGACGTTACGGCTCATCAGGTGGATGAAGTTTTCTTTCGGGGTGATGAAGAACACACCGGTGCCAACAAGACCGTCGATCGGGGCAAAAGTCAGATTGGAGAAGTCCACGCGGAACTTATCGGCATCTTCATTTTTGGTCACGGGGTATTTGGTGCGATAGGCACGACGGTACAGGGTGATCAGATCCGGATCCGCATGGATCAGCATCTTTTTCTTTTTGTACTTGTAGGGAACGGCATCGACGGCTTTGTCTATTTCTTCCAGGATGTTTTCAGATGTCAAAACAACACCATCCAACAGGAATGTTGCATTGTTGGTTGGGTTGGCCTTGATGGCTTCCAGGATGGTCAGAACACCGTCCATTGATTCCAGGGCGGAAGAACCGGCTTCACCGTCGGTTGTTTTGATGCGTTCGACGAACTTGCCGGTAGCCATGGCCAGTTCCAGGTCTTCCAACAGTTGGGGTAACACCAGTTCGTTGATTACGAAGGCAACGATAGGCATCTGGTCCGGAGTTTTGGTTTCGTCGTACAGGTACGCGATGTACTTGTCGATGATGTCGCTCGGAGTGATCGGGAAATTCACCTTAAGAATGAAATTCTTGATAGTGATGGGTGTGAATTCAGTAACCCCTTTGGGCGTCCACTTCGGAGTGAACTGCTGAAGTACGCTCGTGATGATGGCGTGGGCTGCTCTCCATTCGGATTTGTCCGTGACAACCGTGGTCATGTAATCCGTGATGGTCAATCCGAGATTCAAGCTCTTGAACACATCCAGCTTCTGGCCACTGACATACTTGCCGAATTCATCCTGCAGTTCGGAGGTTTTGATGGTGTCATCACCCGAATACTGCATGGTACCTTGATTGAAATACTCTTCAATCACTCTGTTGTGCATGTAGGCCATGTTCGGCTTGAATGCAACCTTTTTACCGGTTTTGTTCATGTCAATGGTTTCAGTGATGTCCAACTCAGCAACTTTTTCCAATTTGCCATTGGTTTCCTTCAACGTCAGGTTTTCAGCCTGAGCTGCTTCGAACTTGCTTTTCATGTCAGCCAGATCCTGCTGAAGTTTAACAACAGTGGGGGAGGTTGTCACGTTCAAATCGGACTTCTCGGCTTCGGCCAGATCCTTTTCGAATTGTTCGACGAACTTCTCTCCAAACTTTTCCTGGAGAGTGGTTTTCATTTCAGCCGTCAAGATGCTTTTCCCTTCCGCATTCTTGGGAAGAGAGGCTACCTTTGGAAAAACGGACAGAACGAGCGCTAAAATTTTTTCAAACATAAATTTTGGTTTTAGATATTTAGATAGTTGTTGACTAACATGTTGTTTCTGATTTCACGAGCTCTGCCAATGGCCATGTCCAGGGAACCTACGTGATCGATCAAGCCAACTTCCTTGGCTGTTTCAGCGAAGAACATTCTTCCGGCGAGTATCCCTGCAGTTTCTTGCTTAAGTTTGTCTCCCCGACGTTGGATGACGGCGGCCTGGAATTTTTTTGCAAGGGGATCCAGTTCCTCGAGTTTGATTTGTTCATATTCTCCTTTAAGTGCTAATTCGAACGGTTTATTTTTCCAATCGCTATGGTTTGAATAAATGGTGTGCTGTTTTCCACCTTGTTCTTCTTTTGCTTTTGCCCAATCCCAGAACGACATCATCACACCGATAGAACCGATCTCGGATGAAATGTCGTTGCCGGCAATGATCTCATTACAATAGATGGCGGAGTAGTAAGCAGCTGAAGCGCACAAATCGACACAGGCAACAATGGATTTACCCTTGCTGCGGAAATAGTTCTGTGCCTCAATGATGGGAGCGATGGCATCGACGGAACCACCACCAGAGTCATAATCAGCAACCATGGATCCGATTCTCGGATGGTTGGCAGCTTCAATGATGGCGGCAGCAATTTCAGTTGTTCCATAACTGCACATGGTACCATACTTGAGCATGGTACCGGCTATCGATACGATGGCGGTGCTTTCTTCAGGAACATTGTCATACGAAGAAGCTCTTGCTGCTACTTTGGAGGAACCAATAATGGCCATAAACGGCTTGGAATCGGAAAGAATGTGTGAATCCGTAACGGAATCATACTCACGCTCCAGCAATTTATGAATGATGGCATCGCTAGCGAAGGCGTCTTGTGGTCTTAAAAACCACTTGCCATTCATGACAGCAGAAATGAGATGAGAATACTTCATCAGTAGGTACTATTTTTGATAGTACAATTCTACCGATGAAATAAGGATGGTAAAAGGACTCTAGCTTAGCAGCAATTTGGATTTTTCTGCAGAATTACGCTTGGTTGAGAGCGTCTGTTGAACCGGTGATCCGGAGCTGCTGGCGGAAAATAACACCGGGTTATGTTCCGTTCCGACTATTTTTTGCAATCCTGACATGTATTCAAGTTTGACCAAAACCTCCATACCGGTCAGGTTGCGAATCTGTTTTTCAATTTCGTCATTGTTTCCAGACATGATGATGGTCAGTTCCTGGACAACGAATTCTCCATTCGTATCATCGGATTCCACAAAGGAAACGGTGGTGAACTTGATGGGTATCCATTCAATTACAAGCACCTGAATGCCCTTACCAGGATAATCGTTTACCGTCGCTTCCGAACTGGGAACGTACGAAAGGCCTATAATCCTATTCCTGCGATCTAAGTTTTGTGTGATATCCATCATTTTGAGTGTTTTTGTCTGACATTGTCAGAGAAAAAAGGGGCAAAGTTCCGTTTATCTCTGACATTTTTTGTAAGTTATTAAACCATAGCGTTTTGAATCTCTGTATATACTTCTTTAAGGAAGTTTTCGCGGTTTCTGTAGTCGAATTTCTTGATCTGATCGAAATTTATCGCATTAAACTTCATTCCGTAGCTGGCCAGGAACGCTTCAATGATTCTTTTTTGCTTGTATCCCTTCTGATATCCTATGCAGAAAAAATCCCTCACCCGTCTTCTGAATTCGGATTCTATGAATTGTTGAATCTGCAGTTCCTTCCATGATGGTACATAAATGAAATGTTCCCTAAGTATCCGATGATTGATGTCTGAAAGTGGTAAGATAAACGTAACGGCGTTTTCTTTGACGTTTGGTTTGACCGGCAAATCAGACACACACCACATCGAATCAATGTATAAACAAATATCAGACCTTTTCGTCAAAATAAAAGCTCCATTTTCATCCGTCTTGTATTCATGATAGAGAAAATCGTGCAAGTGTTTATCCAGGCTGATCGTAATTTGTGGTTTATCCATGGTTTAAAAGGGTATTTTAACACGAAAGTTAACTAATAGTTTGCAGATTATCAAACGAATAGCATAAAATTAAGATGTTTTTTCATGCAAAAATCAGTTGTTTGCAGGGTAACCTTGGCTGGATAAGGAAAAAAATCGTGCACGAGCTACAAATAAAAAAATAGCATTGATAATTGTTTAGATATCAATGCTTTAAAACCGTACTATTTTAGTACAATTAACATTAAAGGTCAAAAATAACGTACAAAATCGTGCAAAATGCAATTTTGTACAGGTGGAACGGAATCGTGCAAAAATGGTGCGTAGTTTATTTGTTTGGAAATGAGTGCAATAAGTGGTGTTTTTTGTCCTTCTGTACGAAAGTACAGTCTATTTCTTATTTTATACATAGGTTGTTTTTCAAAAAAAGAAAAATATAAAAAAAAAGAATATAATATATAGTATATCAACCACTTAGAATTATTTCAATGAAATTCATTCCAAAAGTGAATACACCTATATCCATTTCCGATCGATTAAATTTGCGCACCTCTTCCCAGATCATCAAAGCAGCTGTGCAAACGGACCATTCACATGGTACCATATATCAAAATGTCACTGATCAACTCCGGTACCCGAAACAATTTGACCGGCTGCCGTATCATTTTGATTTCCGATCGGGAGATATCGGGCAGGATCCACACTGCAGCACTATCAAAATGTCAAACCGGATTTCATACCCTGTTGTTCCAAAATTTTAAATCTGAGGGAAGGAGGGGGAGCGGGGAAAAGAAAGGTTCTTTGGATACACCTACCGGAGTATATAAATGAATGACCTACCGGCTAAACGTAGAAGAGCCTCGCTGGAGTGGTAGCGAGGCTCTGGAACCATTGGAGTTGAAGGTGTTTACTCCTCGAAACGGGAAATAAGGGGTACTTGCTTGCGATGTTCGCCGAACATCACGCTGTCGTGATCCAGATGCTCCACCATGGTCGGTACGGCAGTGAACATCTTCCAGTTCGATTTGTGGATCTCGAATGAGTTCCTTCGTCCGATTCCGCTCGATTCACCATAAACCTTGACGGGAGTGGAGAGCCACCGTTTCATCGCACGGAGTATGCCGGCTGTCATGAAAAAATTTCCATCGACCCAGGCTGAATCAATAAATGTCATACCTCCGATATGAACCGGCAGGCTGGTTCCACCGGAATAAAAGTCTGAATTTCGGAATGGTTGGTAGATCGGACTCAGGGTAAACTCCTTGAATTCATTCTTCAGTGTCCTGATTCGACATTGAAGCTCATCATAGAAGTTCGCACAGGGTATTACATCATCCTCGATTATTAGACAATCATTGTCAACATACATCAGCATTTTTCGGAAAGTATGCACGTGACAGGCTTTAGGCTCTCCAGAGATGCCAGTAAAGACAATTTGGACGTTTGCCGGCAATTTGATGGTTTTATACTTCAGGATATTCTCCGGGGTCGTGTTGTTGACAAATCCAATAACTTCAAACCCATCCAGTTTGGATATTAGCCTGAAAAAAAAATCTGGACGATTACAGGTAGGTACAAGTGCTTTCATTGCATAAAATTATTTGTTGATAAAAATGGTTTTCTCGCATGGTCCGGTTATTGTCTCAAAGTATACACAATCATATTCAGCATTGTCATTAAACCAGCACCCGCAACAAGGTGATGATGTATCTCCGATTTTCGGTTGGACTTTAAGATCAATCTTATTCATAAAATTGAATTCTTGGCCAATGGGTCGTTGGGGATGAGGTAAATTCATTGCAGAAAGTTGTTAGGGAAGATCGCCTCGGATAACGCTCAGCGATATGTACATGCTGGTGGTATTCCGGCACTCAATTGAAAACCTTTTGCAGTCACCGAAGCCTGTCGTGATGTCCTGGTATTCCATCTTGGACGAACGGCCACCAGATTCCTTGTAAAGCTGGCATATATGATCGAATTGTTCTTTAAAGAACGAATCGACCTTTTCCTCCGTAATGGTTCTTTGATTAAAAGTTCTGAAGTGCTCCTGAAGTGCTTTATCCAAAGAATTCTTTGGCATATATTGCTGGATTTCGATAAAATATTTTTTCATGATTGTTTTAGTTGGCCGTTACTATGCCTAGCCAGGGCAATTGATTGTTTTGTAGGCGACACCTGCGTTCATATTTAATTTCGGTTTTCCTTGGTATAATAGAAGTCCTCTTTTTAATCTTCACTTCAATCTCTGCCCTGATTTTTCGGATCCTATTCAGATCAGAATGCATGCGTCGAATTTCTTCACGATTCTTATCATAATTCATGCTAGGTAGGGATTCTAAAAGTTTCTTTTCTCGATTAATAAGAAGAGAAATAGCGTTTGTCAATCGATCCGTAGAATTTAGTCCTGTTCGTAGGCATGTGGCTAGATTATCAGGGTCGTCATTCAAGGAATCCGTATCTAGATGATAAACAATATGCCCGGATGGCACTGGGCCAATAAAATTGCGATAAAACCAGGCTGTGTATGGGATAAATTTTCCATTTACTTTCACCATTCTTTTTTTCTTTCCGGTTTGATCTTTCCAAATACGAACCTCTTCTTCCTGAGCTGCTAAACGTACCCCCAACGACCATGCGTTTTTTTCAGATGTGAAACGATATCCCATTCCTAATTCCATGTTATGGATCCGGATCGTTTTTAGGTCTTCATCCGAACGATGGAGTGATAGTAGCTTTATTTTTTTTTCAATATGTTTCTGAGTGAATTTTCGATATACCCGAACCCCATCGATAACTCTAGAACTGCGTTTTTTTTCGGTTAGAGCTTTTGCGATCTCAATGTTCCCCATTGTTTTGAAATTTTTCTTCAGAAAATTGACATCGCGCTTATCCCAATGTACTAGATCGAATTTCTTTAGTCCCATTCGACGGCACTGGTGCCTTAATGAACCTAGTTCAATCTGATCATCTTCATCACGCATGGCATTTATTTCAATCAGGAGCTGACTCCAGGTTAAATCAGGAAAGCTTTGTCTTAAAAAAGCCGTTTCGTGTAAATCCCAATTTATCTTAACTTTTTGTTTCATGATCCATTTCAATATTTAGGAAAACTCATAGGTGCTGCCCCCGGTAAAAATGATGACCTTAATGGTCGTTTTAAATGGAAAATCCTCGGCTGAACATTGATCAAGAACATTTTTCATTTTGGTAGAGTTTGTAAAAAACTTTTGATCATATCCTGAATAGTTGAATAATACGATGTACCGATCAGGGCCATGCTCGGTTTTTACATTTCCCACAAAATCCTTCACGATAATCTCACAATTGACAAGGTTTCTAACCGAAGTGGATGGTACATTGAATTTCTTTAATTCGTCTATTGGTTTGATGTTGAGTTCAGAGAAGTTTTTCATGATCAAGAATGGTATTGATAAGGTTTTTACAGTTGCAATGCTTAGCCCATCCGAGCCAAGAGGCGACGCGTTGTTTATAATTTGCCGGATCCAAATCGAGTTTGTTGATTTTAGCGGCTCGCCGGCAGAACCGCTTTTTAATTGATTTGCGCATGAGTATGTGCGTATGAAAGAATACGTACCCGACGAAGTCGATGCCTCTGCTATCGACCGGAAATACCTGGTAGTTTCGCTTCAGTTGAAGGTTCAATTCATTGGCCATGTAAATGCTTATTTCGGCCAATAGATTTTGAAGGTGTTGCTTGTTTTGGTGAAGGATCACCATGTCATCGGCGTACCGATAATAGTACCGAACTCCTTTTTCTTCCTTGAGCCAATGGTCGAAGTACGATAGGTACAGATTGGCAAAAAACTGAGACAGATAGTTCCCGATCGGAATGCCAGGTGCTGAGTCAATGATCTCGTCGAGTAGGTTCAGCAGCCGTTCATCTTTCAGTTTCTTCCGGATAATGGTTTTCAGAATTGAATGATCGACTGAGGGATAGAATTTTCGGATATCCATCTTAAGACAATACTGGGTACCGCCTACATCTTTCAGGTCACGCTTCATGTGCTTGAGAGCACCGTGGATCCCACGGCCTTTGACACAGGCGTATGTGTTGTTAATGAAGATGGGAACCCAAATATTCTCCAGGACATTCATGATGGCATGATGCACCACCCGGTCGCGGAACGGAAGGCGGTAAATGATTCTTTCCTTCGGTTCGAAGATGGTAAAGATGCTGTATTCGGAAGTCCTGTATTTACCCAGAGTGAGCTCGTTGTGTAGATTCTGCAGATTGCGATCAGTATGTTTGTCGAACATTCGAACGCCGTAGGTCCTAGCCTTGCCTTGTCTGGCCTTGTTATAGGCCAGACGAAGGTTCTCAAGACTGGAGATGGTATCATAAAGATTTGTTACTCGTTTCATGCTTTGTTTTCTATTCGGAGCGTTCGCTATTGCTACCAGCACCTTTTGAATGATTTGTCTTTTGCCGAGGGGCATGGCCTTTGCCTTCGAATTTATTTTCACATAGGTGGGAGGTGTCGCCCGCATTCGCATTCGAATCGTTGTAATTCGAATCGTTGTACGAGAACCCTGAGGGGGAGCCAAAATAGAACCATGGCAGGTATTTGTTTTGGCTTGAATCGTTCCAGTCGACCGGTACGCCATCATTTGCCAATTCAGCAATGCAAATTGCCTTGAAATGAGCGATGAAGTGTTCTTTCAATTTTACGGGAACTCCAGAGAATGTCGGCATTTTTTTGATGCCCAAAAGTTCCAATACTTCTGCGAATGTTGTCACTGATAAAAAGTCTTTTTTCATGATTGGTTTTAATTATGCCTTTCGGCGGTGTATGTATTAATTATTTTCTGTAACGATGCACATCGGCTCATTGTTCTCAATTGCGGGTGCCATCAAGTCCCGTATTTTAACCGGGATAGTAGCATCTTCATTGTCCGGATCTTCGCATTCAATTTCTTCATCCCATTGTGATTCTGGAATCTCTTCAATGTTTTTTATTTCTTCAGATTCCAATCCTGAAAATTTGATTGCTTCAGCTTCTGAATTGGCGGCGATCCATTCAGTTTCATTAATTGCAAATAGTTTCATCTCCTTCGATCTGATTAGAGGTTTGCAATGCCTTCGTAAGTTTCCGGAGCAATTTCAAAAGCACGCTTCGCGGCTTCAGGAGATATAAACAAAGTGCGGGAGGCGTCGCCCGCATACGCAGCCGAATCGCCGTAACTCGAATCGTGGGACGAGAACCCCGAGGGGGAGCACCTTAGCCATGCCTGGTAGCGTTTCTGATCAGGTTTTCTCATACTCAATCGCCCTTCGCCATTGAAGGCCTTGGCTATAACAGCGCCTTCATATTGTTTCAGCAGCCAGGCATGAAATTCAGCAGGGATGTCCTCAACCGTATCCACTTTCGGCAGGTTGGATTCTTCATAGCAATCATCAATATTGGCTACACGTTCAATGAACGGTATAGACAGGGCTTCTTTTCCAACCAGAACTTCGAGTTCTTTTTTTGCTTCCGGAGTGGCGGTTTTGTAAAGGCTTTTGGCAAGTTCGACGGATAGGGATACATTTTCTTTTTTCATTTCATTAGTGAGTTAATCGGTTAGTACTATGATTTTGGCATTAATATTTGGTTGTTGGCCAATTGGCCTGTCCTAATTGCTTTATCGTGTCGGTATTCGACGATAGATGCATAATAACAGCTAGGACACATCATTGTGGCCATATCTGGCCGGTGGCTGTTTTTGGAAGTTGTAAACGGCTTCCTCGTTAAGCGTGATCCGCATAATGGGCATGGCATGGCTAGTATCTGAAATCAGTGAAGTGGATTATTTGGCCATAAAAGTCTTTTGAAAACCAATTCCAAAATGCTTCAACCGAATTAAAT